GGATTGTCTGGGCTTCGATGCTGTTCGATGCTTGGATCTGTAGTCGCCTTGTATCGCTCTTCGATCCAATCAAAGCCCTCCTTGTAACAGACGCGAATCTCATCATCAAAAAGCCCGGGCCTTCTGTCCTGACTTCGGATGCCGATTATATTCAAGTCGTATTCTTTTTGCGTAAAGATCTTGTATCCGAGAGATTCGACTCTGTTCAGGATTGGCGGCTGATTCAATCCCCAATTAATATATTTCATTGTGATACTCTTTGATTATCGATTGGATTCTCTTGAAACATTATATCATAAAGCCATGAGGCTCCGTCGTATGTCTTGCCGACAATCTGGACTTTTGCCTGTGACAATCCGATGTCTGTGTCTGTGAGCTCAATCACGTCTCCGACAGCCAAGTATCCGAAGGAGAAGCTCGCGCGATATGTGCAAACCTTCTCCGGCAGTGACTTTCTTCTGATGATGTCTAGTCCGATCTTGATTGCTGTGTCTCTGTCATGCACATAGTCGAGCGCTATTGTCTGGCTTTGCACTCCGTATATCTGCTGAGATAGGATGCAATACGGAGATACCATCTCGTAAGGAGCCTCTAATGATTCGAGTCTGTCGGCTTTGATATACAGTATTCCTTTGTATTCGTTCCCGCCGACTTTATTGCTGTATGATGCTCCGAGTCCTGTCATATCGATGCTCATTGTCTGCTCAAAGCCGCTTGCGTATTGAATCACTAGCTCATTGATGATATCGCTTTGTCTCGGAGTCACAGGAGAGATGCGCTCGAATACTGGACTCGTCGTGATCGATTGTCTCGGAGCTGCAAAGCGTTCTGTGTTTCGGTGATCGATGACAGGATAGACACCCGCTGCTCCAGTGCTGAGCGTGACAGGGAGAAAGGGAATAATGTATTTTTGGAGAAACTCGTATGTCTTGATCGAGGAGTCATTGATGTATCCTGAAAATGAATACTCGTTCAGTACAGGTCTGACTGCTTCAAAGGCCTCTCTATCATAGTCTATCTTGAGCGACTCAAGACACCAGACAATCAGATCTCCTCCTCCTGAGAGTTCCTCTCCTGTATAGGGACTGATCGCGCCTCCTCCGTCTGTCCACTTCACAAAGTACTGAAGACCCTCGTCTGCTGTGTCAAAATCAAGAGCATTATCCAAGAAGAAAGCATATGCAAAGAGCTGTCCATTCTGACCGACTCCGTTGTACACTGTCCGTCCTGTTGTCGTGTTACCTCTATTGTCTATCAGTGTGACCGTCTCCGCCTTGACAGCATGTCCAGCAAGACAGACAAAGACATCAAGAGGAGGAGCAGTGATGTCGACTCCGATGATATAGGCAGGAGTCGCAGGATAGGTCACAGAAGAGCCGTCTCTTCTGATCGTCTGCCCAGGAGATCCAATGACAGCTGGAATCGTCTTGCCGAGATGATAATCTTCTGTCGGAAGTATACCTCCTGTGATGATGTTCTCGAGTTGTCCCGCTCCTGCAAAGGCTTCTCTCGAGAAAGGAAAGTTATCGAAGAGAGTCAAGTCTCCGTTGAGTGCTTTGAGAATGCTTGTATCATTCACATAGATCTCATTTTCGACGCTGAATTCTACATATCCCGAGTCTGCATTGGGATGTCCGTACACTGGCTCTCTGATCACTCCTCTGAAAAAGTCGATAATCTCCTCGTATGTCTGTTGTACGACTCCTTTCTTGATTGTGATATACGAGAGTGTCATAACTGCATTGTCTATTCCATTCCCTAGCATCTGACGCTCTGCGACATTGAACGGAAAGACGAGCGACATTGATATGCTATTTGTCGACAGCTTGACTTGTCCGATCTCTTGCAGCTCCTGCGAGAAGTTGGGATCTCCAAGGAGTCCAGGAAAGAAGACGACTCCTCCCGAGTCAAGCTCAATCTCTACCGGAAAGGAAGAGAATCTGTATATCGTGCCTTTGAGATCGACTTCGGCAAGAAAGCAGATCTCCGTCTCAAGAAAGTCTGTCATGGGATACAAGCGCATTAGATCACCTCTTGGAGAGTCAGAGTCGCGATGCGCATGAGTTCTCCTCCATCTGTGACAAGCTCATCTCCGAGCACGTTCTCTACTTGCACATCTCCGACAAGCATGACGAGAGCCTGCTCATTTTCGCGAAGCAGCTCTCTCGGATCTGTGTCTTTGGAGATCATCGGCAGATAGACGATCGGTGTCTTCTCTCCTTGCAGATAATCAAGCAATCCTTGCAGAAGATCGGGAACGTCGTTTGCAATGGCTATCGGCTGTCCAGAGACTGCGTCTGCGATCCAATAATCAGGATCAGGATTATCACCTTGTATCTCGGAGATGTCGATCCCTTCTGTCCAAGCAATGCGGAACAATCGACGAGAAGGACGATAATTGCGAGCATAGATAACTCCCGATTGTGTCTCTGTCGTCTCTGTGCCCGACGAGATTGAGATAGTGCGTCCTCTTTGATACTGTTTGCCCGGAATGACTACAGCTCCGATATGCATGAGTCCGATTCTGAAATCATTTTCAAGCGTAGTCTGTGCAGGAATGCGAAGTCCCAGAGCTTCGACCTTCTGACCATTGAGATTTATGAGTAATGTCATGCTATTGGGTACGAGATCAATATTTGCATTTGCTCCGGGAATACTGACAGCTGAGTCAAGAAGGAGGACTGCTTGCTTTGTTCCTGTTGCTGTGCCTCCGAATTTGCCTTCGGAGTTGCTGACGACTGTGCGCCAGGTATAGTCCTCGGCTCCGACTTGGATGCGCACGCGCCATCCTGCACACTCGTTGTATCTGAAATATGGCTGATTGGTTGCTGAGTTGTCTCCGCGAATGGTCCTACCATCTGCAACGCACTTGCTCGTGATTGCTGTGTCGAATGTATCGAGCACCGTCCATGTCGATGAGCTGTAGTATTCGATCTTTGCTTGTCTGAAGTTGTAGCCTGAGAGATGCACTCCGAGTATATCGTTCGGGAGTGCTTCGTCTACGTGCACGCTCGTATCGGGATCAAGTTTGAGCGCAATGAAGTTTTCGGGAACGTTGCCAGAGCTGACAGCTTCGCTCTTCCATGTCACGCGAGGAGTCGGGCTTGATGCGTAGAATACATTGTTGATTGAGAAGTCAGAGTCTGGCGTGATGTTGTACTCGTCTCCGAGAAATGTTTGACCGTTGGCTGTTGTGATGGATACGTTATCAGCTACCCAGGCAAAGCGCTCGATTGTTGGGTATGCTCTGTGCATCAAGTCGTCTGGATTCGTAAAGTCGTGTATCAAGTCCGAGATTTGGAATCCTTGCGCGAGAGATACACTTGACCATGTTGTTTCTAATGTTCCTGCTGCGTATGCGAGATGCCCCCATCTGACACGCTGAAGGATTGATCCTCCTCCTCCTCCGTCTGTGAGTGTGCTGTATGTTCCTGCGTCGATCCATGTCCGGCGATTGTTCTCTGTGTCAATGTCACGATAAAATAATGTCACTGTACGAGAGGACAAAGCAATTAGAAGATCGACTGTATCCAAAGACAAAGAGCTGATCGTGATGACGTTCGAGCTCGCATTGTTGTCTCGCACAATGATCTGTGTCGGAGATACTCGGACCTCTATCTCGTAGTCTTCGGTCGTGTCGTCAATCTTGAGCAAGACTCCTCTTGTGTTTGTGGAGTTGTTGCCTCCGCTCATTTCTTGAATGCGAGCTCGGACGAGCAAACCTTTGTCGATGATGTCAGATACAGGCATCCCGGATAAGCTCGGATTCGTTGTCCAATATTCATTTCCAGAGTTGAAGACACCACCAGAGACAAGAGACTCTCCTCCTCCGATTGCTGTGCGGCTCACTCCTGTGAAGTTGGAGAAGATGTCGACAGCTGGATAGTTGTATCCATATGAGAGCCGATTCCATTCTGCGCGCGCAGCGTTGTCTCTTGCTGCCGCTGGCAATGTCACCGAGGAGTATCCACCAAGAGATAACATGCATACACTGTAGTTCGGAGAACTGCTGTCCGCTTCTGCGACGATGACAGACTTTCCAATCCAAGAGAGAGCCTTGATTCTTTCGATCTGGCTATTAGAGTCTCCAGTTCTGAGCGCTCGTCCTGCTCCGTTGATATCCTCTCCCATAGCTCGCCATTCAATAGAGTCTTGGCTCCAATAGATGCGAAAGTCTCCTGCGCTTGTGCTGGATGCGCGCGCGATGATGTGATGACTTGCTCCCTCGTCTGTCCATGTCGACAGCTCTCCGTCTGTCATGTAATCGTTTGTCCCGTTGCTGCTGATCGATGAGTCTACAACAATAAACGCACCAGCTGCGCGCATGGAGTGAACGCTTGTGAATGCTGAAGGTAATGTCATGTAACTCGGATTCTTGTCTCCATAGAATGCAAAGCGAAAAAGACCTTTGTCTGCATAAAGATCGATACTGTGAAAAGAATGGCTTTCGATCTCGTCGTCTGTGGAGATCTTGCGAAAAGTCGCGCCGAGATCTGTGCTTGCATATTGGAGCACTCGGTTTCTCTTTGTTGCGCTGGCATTGTTCCAAACGGTTTCGATCAAGAGCAGGATAACTCCGTTTGCTTGTTCGATGCGTATTCTCTTTGGATCGTGCGTGTTGCCTGACGTGACTCCGATCTCTATCTCGTCTTGCAATGCCTTCTCTGATCGCTGTGACCATGATGATCCGTCCTCTGATACGTGTGTTTTGACGTTCACGTAGTCCGAGGAGCCTGCGATGTGTGCTAGAAGATAAGAGCCATCGGGCAGAATGCACATATCAGACATGAGTCTGTATCCGGTTATTGTTGCGCTCTCGCTGTATACTGTTGCACTTGATACACTATCGTCTGGACTCCAGGTATCGACGAGAATCTGATGTGATGCTGTTGTATCTTTGAAGTATGAGACAAGCAGATCTCCTTCTCCCGTATCAAGAGCAGAAGGATCTTTGTACTGTGTTGTAGAGATTCTTGAGAATTGCAGATTCTGAAATCTGGATAGGCTGTTTTGCGGATCTCGCCCGAAGATTGTGCTCGTCTGGTTGTCCTCAAAGATGAAACCCGCACCATATCCCGCGAAGCCTGGGCTCTTTGTTTCGATGGTTAGATCGGAGTCTCCGCTTTGTCTTCCCTTTGCGATGAGCTGCATTGCGCTATTTTGTTGAGGCTCGGGATCTCCGGCTCTCTCGTCTGCTGTAGAGAAGGAGCTCTGTGCATCCCATACATTTTCAAAGCCAAGAGCAAGAGGAACAAGAAACCCTCTCAAGTATGTCGGTGTAACGTTTGCCATTAGTATCCCCTGCGTGCAGATCTTGACGAGAGTCCAGCTCTTTGTCTGTCTGTCATATATCGATCAAAGTGTTTGTATGGATTCATCACTATAACCTCAGGCTGTCCAGTCTGTCCATTTTGTAGACGATTGACTCCGGGTTCTCCTCCGAGTCTGTCGACGGTTGCTCTATCGAGCACAGCCTCTCCTGCTTTGACGACTGCGATGCTCTCGTCTGGAGTCATACCACCCATGTGAAATTGTGGAGGCTGCTGCGACATGACGACAGCTCCTTGTGCTGCTCCGGCTGCGATTGCGGAGGCTATCATGAGTCCATTGAAAGGAGGAGGATATGCTTGCGCTGCTGTGATCGCTTTTGCAGTATTAAATCCGATCTCTCCAATCGCTGCAACCTTGTTCATCTCAAACAGAGCTCGGACCGTGTTTGCGTTCTCGGCTCCCGTTATTTTGATCAGCTCTCCGATGGCGCTCGTTGTATTTCGGAAGGTTCCGATCGTTGCTTCGTTTGCCATCTCTATGTATCTGATGTCATCATCGATTTGTTTTCTTCTATCTTCTGAAATTTTTTCTTGAGCTTTTTCGCGTTTCTCATCAAGTTGTTCTCTGAGCTCGCTTATTTTGAGCAGTCCTTCTTCTTCGATGAGTGCTTGCTCTTTCTTGATCTCGGTTATCGCTGCGGCTGCTGACTCTTCTGCAAAGGCGAGCTGTAGTCTCTGCTCTTCTGTCTCGGCTGTTGCTTGCATGAGTCGCAGCTGTGCTTCGATCTGCTCGATCTGTTTTTGCTTTGCTTCGACTTGTTCCTGCGCTTTTATTGCGATTTGTTCATCTACCGGAAGAACAGAAACCATTATATCTTTGGACGCTTGTCTTGCTGCCTCTGCTTGTTCGTCAAAAGACATGATCGCAGCTCGTCCTTCTTGTAGACTCTGCTGCATCTCCTTCTCTTTCTCAAGAGCTTTGTTCTTTCTCTCTTGTGCGATGACTGCGGCTCTCTCTAGCTTTCCTCTTTGTCTGACTGCTCTCTCTGTTTCGCTTCGGATTGTGTTTGATTCTCTTATGTCTTTGTTGAGCTGATCGATTGCTTCGTTTGTCTTCGTTGTCTCTTTGGTTATTGCTTCCTGTCTGGTGATTGCATCTTTCTTCTCTTTCTCGGATGCTTGCGTATTTCTTCGTATCTCATTCAATAGAGATCTCTCTTTCTCCAATGATACGAGCTTCTCTTCCAGCTGCTTGATCTCTTCTTGTCTTTGTCTATTGAGCTCGAATAGATCTGTCCCTATATCCGACAATGCAGCTGCTTCTTTGTTTCTTGATTGCTGTATCTTGAATTGTTTCTCTGAGATACGTCCTGTGATCAAGTCCGTCTGTAATTGCAGCTCATAAATCTCTCTTTGTACGTCTCTCTCTTGGAAGATCTGCTCCAGTCTCTGCGCCTTTGAAAACTCAAGTGCTGACTTTGTCGCTTTGTCGATCTCTTGGGAGAGTCCTGCAAATTGTTTGAGCTGCTCTCTCGTTGTTCTGAGATTCGTGATTGCTGCTCTCGTCATGAGATCATAAGCGGCAGCACCAGCAACGACAGCAGCAGTCAAGATCATTGTAGCCGGTCCGCCTTTGATTGCCTGCTCTGCTGCGGTTGCGACTCCGTCAGCCATCTCAAGAGCTTTCTTTGCTCCTTCGTCTAGTCCGGGAATGAGTTTGTCGACTGCGAGAGTTGCGGCTCCCATCGATGTGCCGAGCGTCTCCGCTCCTTCTGCGAGTTGATTCGATTCTGTTGCTGCATCCTCAAAGCTGATCTTGACTTCATGCGCTGCGGCTTTCGCATCTTGAGCGACTTTGTCAAAGGATGCTCCGACCTTCTTCCCGCTTTGCTCATACGCTGCACTCGTTGCCTTTGCTGCCTTCTTGCTTTCCTCGGCTGCCTTCTTTGCTGCCTTCTGTGCTTTGTTGAATTCAGAAGCAAGAGAGCGAGTCATCGCCTGCGCTTCTTTCTTCGTCATGTTGGGAATGTTCTTGAGTCCTTCTTCGAGCTGTTTGAGATTGGCTCTCAGCGTTATCTCTACGCTCTTGTTTACGTCTGCCATTGTTCTACGCCTTCTTTGCTTGATTGATTAAATCGTCTGCGAGCACATCGACAAGCTCATCTCCGGCTTTCTTCATTGGCTTCCACAGAAGTTCATTGCTTGTCCTTGTACCATATGCAAGATCGTTCAGTGTATACTGTCCTGTCTGGATTGCCCAAGCATATGGAGCTGTGTTGCGCACGAAGGCAACAAGATCAGGACCGTCGATCATGACTCCTCTTTCTAGCTTGTTCTTTGAGTCTTGGCTCTTGTCCGAGATCTTTGCTTGCGATGCGTCTCCAGGAACAAACTTTCCTCGCTCTTCCATGTCCTTCGCGATTGCGTATGCTTGCGAGCCTGTCTTTCCTTCTCTGCGTAGTCTGGCAACCTCTGACATCATAAGCGATCTCTCGCTCTTTGGAGGATCGACTCTGACAGGCCATTCTCTGTATGCTTCTTGGTATATCTCTTCGACTGCGTCTTGCATTGTACGTTTGATGATTGGATTCGCATCAAGAAGCTGATTCACAAGTCTCTCCAGCTCGTCAGAGACTCCGACCGCTGCGTTCCCGTGTTTGTAAAATACTCGGCTCATTTCATGCGCTCCTTGATTCGTCTCGCTTGCTGTATATTATACTTCTTTTTTCGCTCATCTCTGTCTTTTTGTGACTCATGCTCAAGAATATAATCTGCAATCAAATCTGTTTGTGTCTGCGCTGGCAAGTTGCGAAACCATCCGGGAGGCTGTCCCCAGAATCGGCAAAGTCGAAGAGCTAGTCTGTCGAGATGTCCGGATTTTGAGAAGAGGAAAAATTTGCTCTTTCGTCGACCTCTGCCTCTGTCGGGATCTTCGCACTCATGAACGAGAGACATTTGATCCCCTCTTCATAAATGATCGATGCCGTCACTCCCTGTTCGAGAAGACGATCAAGACAATTATGACCATAGTCAGAAGCGCGATGCTTAACAGGCCGGTATTTTGGTAGCCGAGCAGTATGATCAATGCATACTCCGATTGACCCTGCACAAAGACGAGCGAGCATTGCATTGTCTGTCTCTGCAGACCATAAGCTCACAAATTCGAAACAGGTTGCAAGACTCGGAGAAGAGAGCTCAATCTCTCCCCCGAGCTTCTTGATGTTGATTTTCATTGTAGTCTCCTATTTAATACTATGCGTATGTCAAAGCACCGTATGATGTAAAGTTCAATGTGAAAGAGCTAGGATCTCCCTCTGTAAAAGAAGCAGTACATACACATTTTGTAAGAGTTGCAGATGTTGCTGCATCGTCTCCAAGAGATGTTGCATCACATTCGTACACCATATCAATACAATAAAACTCGACGAAAGGAGTACCGCTTGCGCCTGTGGATACGTTGCTGCTGTAGTTCCCTGTCTTGTTGATAAAGTCAAGGATTGAGCCCGCTTCTGATCCGTCTGTAAACTGGCGGAAGTATGCAGAGAATGATCCGCTCGCTGTTGGTTCGTCGTCTCCCTTTCGGACTGTGCTGATTGTTCCACGATCGCGGATTACAGTCTGTGCTGCTTTGGGAGTGTCAAATGTTAGATTCCCTTCTTCGTATGCGACTTCAAGAGTCACAGGAGATCCAGTGCCGTCTTTTAGTGTGATGACTCCGTCTCTGCGTGTCTTGGGTAGGGTAGAGTATGCCATGATATGCTCCTGTTATGTTAGTTCGATTGTGTGCAGAGCTGAGAGCTCTATTTCTGAGATTAGGTATTCTTGCGAGTCTGGAGTGCGACGAGATGCCCGAAGAAATCGCACTTCGATTCCTTTTGCAAAGTTGCGTTGCATGACTGCTTGTATCACTTCTTGCTCTTTGTCTAGTGCGTTGCCATAGTCTAGGACGAGATCATGAGGTCGGAGACGATATGCAAGCTTGACTCTAACAGTTGTGTCTACATATAGCCCGACTGCGATGCGCTGTCTCTCGTTGGCTTGCTGGCTCCCGGATACTTCGACAGCAAAGCCGAGATGTGCAAGCGTGTTTTGCGTACGCCCGAAGAGCTCCGGCAGCTGTCGGACCTCTCGGAAGCCTGACAAGTCTCCGATCTTGATTGCGAGTGCTCGTTGTACTTCTTTGACTGATACAGACATTAGTATCTCCGTCTCCGATAGTATTGACCCGGACGATTGAGAAAGATTGTCGGCTGTCCTCGGGTGCGCTTGTTTGGATCGTCTGCCTCTCCGTCATGGTCTGTATCATAGATAAAGTTGATCGAATCAAACTCATCTCGATAGAGACGATAATGCTCATTCGCAAGATCAAGATAACGACCGTTGCTCTGTCCGAGTGAGGAGTGAAAGTCTCGGAATATGAGATACAAAGAGAGATGACGATGAGCCTCAAAGAAAGACTCTGCTGACATCATCAAGTATTCGTATCCCATTCCGCGATTTCGGATTCTTCGCAAGATTTGATACCAGGCATCATCGATATATTGTTGATAACTGGTGAGCGAAGAAGGGCGGACATTGGCAAGATCGGAATATGTCGCAGTTAGATCGATGTCTGAAACGACAGGATAAAGTCTTCGTCTGACAAGCGCGCACATTCTCCGAAAGAGATACTCGTCTCCGTCAATCGTGACTGTCCACTCCTGGACATATCCCTCTCCGAGATGCTCGGACTCTGCAAGCTGCTCGGCTGTATGCGCATAAGATACTGTGCCATTGCTGTCAATCGATGCAGTCTCTCCTGTGAGTAGATCTGCTCCGGTTGGCTTGATGAGTGTATATGTCGCGGCAGTTGGTACGAGCTGCGCACCATCCCGATAAAGTTTGAGCTCAGAAGTCTGTGCTTTCCCTCTTTCGAGAAGTTCGATTGCTCGTATTTGTGCTGCGTATGGAGTAGACGAAGACATTATTTATTATCCGTGAAAAATGACATCCCAAGCAGAACCATCACAAACAAAACAACCAGTCTGTCCTGCTGAGGTCAATGTCGCGATTGTTGAGCCGCCGTCATCTTTTACAACCAAGTTTTGAGCAGAAGCAGCTTTTGTCTTTACCCAGAAAACAGCTCCGTCTTTTTCGGCTGGAAGGTTGAGATCGTTTGCAGATGATCCGTTTGAAGTGATGATCTGGTATGGACTAGACGCATAAGTAAGAGTCTTGTCTGCTGTTATTGTTTCGATGTTCACTCCTCCAGGCTGGACGATGTGACGAGGAATGCGAAACTCTGCTTTGTCTGAAAATGCCATTATTGACTCCTTTTCTTTTGTTCTGCTCGTGTCAAGTGTTTGACCACTATTCGACGAGCTTGAGTGTGTGAGATGTTAGATTGCTGTGCGACCTTCTGAGCCATTCGATCGATTGCTGCTCTTTTGTTACTATCGGACATTGTAAGCTCCAGCTCCGAGATCTTCGACTCGCTTGATTGCCTTCTTTGTCAGGTCAAGTTCGGCCTTCTTGGATTTGAGTCTGTTTGCTACTTCAGGGATATGTTGATCTCTCTCGAGACGAGACATTGCTCTGTTCATGCTGATCAGTCTCAAAGATGCGATTTGCGGATGCGGAGGATTGAGTGCTCCTTCTCGCATGAGAGAGAGTCTCCACTGGTCGAAACCGTCCTGATCAAAGTGCTCAATGACTCGTCTCCCGACCTTCTCCAGGCGAATCCATTTTGATGTGTGATAGTTGCCTTTGTGCGCAGGATATACTCGCATGTAGTCGTGCTTGACTGGATCAAGAAGAGTCCAGCCTTTGTCCTGCAGATTCGTTCTCATGATTGAGGAGTCGATGCGTCCTCCTACTGCTCTTGTTCCATTTACTCCGGGAGTCTCGGGGACACTAGACAACACAGGAAGGAGAAGCGGGATCTGTTGCTTCTTCTTCTTTCCGTCTGTGGTTGTTGTGTATGTGTCGAACACTTTGAGCTCCCAGTTCTCGGGATTGTGTGCAAACAAGAATCGACTGTTTGCTTTCTTTGGGATTCGCGTCTGTACTTGCGTTTTCTCTTCCCAAGGTTGTGAAAATTTTGTGTAGTCCATTGTAGTCTCCAATACAAAAAGAGTTGGGAGACTCGCAGAATTTGGAGACTACAGAAATAAACTCTGAAGTCTCCCAACAAAGCGAATCTTTCTAGCGTGCAGATAGTAATTTTACGCCGCGAGCATCTTCGATGATTCCGAGTCCGAGATATGCGTGACCTACGATGAAGGTGCTTGCAGACATAGGACGACGATCAAACTCGACTACAACCTTACCCATGGACATGAGATCAGCTGAGCCGCGAACACTTGCAGGGATACCGTCTACGTATCCGAGAGCCATCGGAGAGATCATGTAGTTATCGAATCCAGAAGAACCATTTTCTTTAACGTACTTGCTTCTATACACATCTACCCCGAATAAATTACCGGCGAAATTTTCGCCTTTGGCTTCGAGCATAGACATTGAAGACTGCATGCGGCTAATAGCGTTTCCTGTCTCATTACGAAGTGAATCTTGAAGCTCGGTTAGCGCTTTTGGATCCAAAACACAGGCGTAAGGACCAGGAGCACCAGAACCGGAGTCTGCTTGCTCAAGAGCAAAGATAGCGTCAAAGAAATCGTCTACGCTCAAGGTAGTTGTATTGCTTCCTGCTGTAGTTGTGAAAGAAGCAGCAGCTTCTCCTGTGAGCTCAGCAAAACGAGCCTCGTAAGATCCCGCGATGCTTTGAGCGATACGGAATGGATCAATGTCTGCTCCTCCGAATCCAGTCATAGAAGCAAGGTCTGACATCTCATAGATGATGTACTGACGAGCAGCTACAAGATCGGCTGAGTTGATTGTCAAAGATGTAGTATCGCTAGAATGGTCATGATTCTCAGTGTCAGCTGCTGCCATAGAATCGTAGCCATCAAGACCAGCAAGACGGACGCGAACAGTATCAGAACCGAGGCCATTGATAGAGCCTTGATAGCTGAGAAGAGGGGTATTTCTGAGATTTGCGTTATCTTTCAAGAGGAGATTTATTTCCTGAGAGATCATTGCAGAGAGTCTTAGGACGTTCTCCATATCGGAGAAACTAATCGGATCGATTGTAGCCATTTGAGGCCTCCATTCATTAGGGTTATATTATGAGAGTGCTTCGGGCTGCTCTGCTGTTACCGGTGCGACCGTACCCTGCTGTATCATCTCTAGTATAGCATAAAAAAGGAGTGTGCAACAATGATTGATATT